CTGGCAACCCAGCTCCCCACATCTGTAGGACATATTGCCGGGTGAATTGGTTTTGCTCCAACTGCCGTACAATCTCCTCTAGCTGATCGAACGGGAGGCCATGGCGCCACCGATACCCATAGGCATCTGGTATCATACCACCGACACCATACTTCTCACTGAACCCGGTAACATAATGATCGAGAAACGCCCCATCATTTCTACCGGCTAACATCCACATGGCTTCCATGAGGTGGAAGAATGGATTGGCATCCCTAACCCTGCTGATCAATACACGCTCTTCAGGGTGGGTGTAATGGATTGTAACAGGCCCAGGAGCCACGAGTGCCTGCCCTAGCCGGGTGTCTTCCGGGTCTCCTTCTGTTATGATGTATTTGACCGCCTTCGGCAACGCATCACGTACGTTTCTTGCTTCGATCACGTGCATTGTGGTCCTCCTTCATTATGTGTGCGCCACTAATCCGGATATCACGAGGCGAGCCCCATTCGATAGGGGTATACTTGACTTGCACTGCGAACTTCTTTCCTTGGTATAGATGCAGGGCATGACTCAGATATGGTTCTTGGGTTTTCTGCATGGCTTCTTCTAACCGGGACAGAAACTGTGGGAAGCCAGCCTTTGGGACATAGTATGCTCCCTGCACCGCGAACTTGGAAATGCGTTGCTTTTCTGCTATCTCATTAAACTCACCAGCCTTATCCACATACGAGGACAGCGGGTTTGTGCTCTCCCTTACCAGAACCGCGGGGCTCGTGATCTGGCCCAATAGCCAAAGATCATTAGTAGTGTTCAATACATCTACGTCGAGTATCATAGTGCTGGTAGCTTCTTTAAATGTTCGCATGGCTTCCAGTGCCGTATGCGCTGGACCATTAGTCTTAGGCACAGCGACATAACTGTACATGAGCTCCAGCTTTCTTAGCCGGGAAACACAGTCTTCTGATATGGCTATGGTGATATCACCATACTGTTCTGGTACAGTATTGATCACATGCTCCAACATAGTAGCGACATGGCCCCTCCAACCAATAGGAAGGAAGGGCTTTGGGATATTGAAGCCTAGCTCCTTAAATCGCTGGCTCTGACCAGCGGCTAGAATGAGAACCCGCATTTCTGTCCATCCTGGTGGAATTGAAGTATTGTTTCTCGGGAATAGTCATTGAGGTTTTTGCCTAGCAATGGTAGCTTACTTAGTATCTCATTGCCAACAGTGATTATGTGGACCCCGCAGACATCTGCCTGTATAATGTTCAGCAACTCGCGGGTGCTGGCCCAGATCAATTCAACAGTAGAGACTTGATCTGTTAATTTGAGACATCGTTCCATGATCCTCGTAGGGTCGACACCCGTGTCAGCAATCCGACCAGCGAAGATTGAAAAGTAGCATGGGGCTCCACCCACAACAGCCGGGAGCATACGCTCAACTTGCATCGGGGTCATCATGGCTGTAACGTTCACCTTGATCCCATCGTTGGTTAGGTCCCGCACGAGCTTGTGGGTGGAGTCTCCATAGGTCGTAGTAACCGGGATCTTCACGTAGACGTTCTCTCCCCAGCTTGCGATCTTGCGGGCCTGCCGCTCCATATCAAGCGGTGCATCGCCGAACACCTCGAAGGACACCGGCTTATCGGGTATTGCCATGAGAACATCGTGAGCAAAGGCTTCGTAGTCGCGAACCCCAGCCTTGTACATCAGGGTCGGGTTCGTAGTGTACCCTCTGATGAAGGGGATCTGGTTTAGGCCGAGCATTTCAGAGAAGGTGGCGCAGTCAGCAAAGATCTTTACGTTGAACGTTCCTGTACCAAACATTGAAGTTCCTCCGCTATACGCCCAGCCCATTGGCCGGTGGTTGAATCAAACTGACGACCTATACGCTTTAGGACTACCATACACCAGAAGACGGACTTCCATGCACTTTCATCATACTCCATAAACTGAGGCCATCGGTACTGCACGAGTGGAATACCCCGTAGTACTCGCTCCCACCCAAGTATTGACTGAAGTATTCGCCCCCAATCCACAGCCGCAATATAGGGTCGGTTCAAATATCTGGGGGAGATTGGATCAGTGATGAGGTACCGACCATCATTAGTGAGCAAGAGGTTGTCGATGGTTGCATCACCATGTACAAGGCATTGATAGCCATCCAGAGCCCATTCAGGGACCTCGATATTGATAGTCTTTCTTAGCTCTGCTCGCCATGGCCCCTTGTATTCTGCCGGTGGCCTATTCCAAACATGATTGGCTAAGATATGTTCGATTATTTGGCAATGTTCAACAGCCGGAACCACTGGTCGTAGATATGGCATATAGAATCCAAGATCAGTAATAGCTGTGACTGGGGGACATACTTGTGGACCTAGTTGCTCCATATACACAGCTTGATCCAATACAGCTTGGTGACCCATCCCTGTCTTGTAGAGCATAGGAACCAATTGAGCTGTACTATGTCCGTATATATGGGACGGCGGGCCGCTGACTGGTTGCAGTATCGGCTCGTATTCCTTGGAAAGCTTCGACAGATCTCTCAGTCTGCTCTGTAACTGCTCAAGGTCCATGGCGTTAGCCTCGGTTGGCGCAACCGGAAAAGAAGGTATGCTCTTTCAGACCATAGCGGTCTGAAAGTTCCATAATCTTTAGGTCTGCTGCATCTTCACAGGCGGGTTTTGATTCCAAACCACCGAGATGATTGTAGTAGACACCCCAAGGGCAGTTCATGCCAACACAAACGATGATATAAATCCACGGTCCCATCACGGTTTCCTCGATTGAATGCCGTCCTCGAGTGCCTTTTGCCACTGGCATATCACTTCGATTCGCGGAACTGAAGCTTTGTAGTCCTTTTGCACCGTGGACACGTACCCTGGATGGAGACGGGCAAGAAATTCTGCATCAGCATTTGAACGTTCGATGGTTCGCTCATTAGTAGCGCCTCCTGGGGCGTCGAACTTACGCTGATCGTTAACTGTAGTGTGCCAGATGGCGTTGGGATATCCTTTCCGCAACAGTTGCAGAGTAAGGTCCATGTCTTCACGGGTTTCAATCCTCCCCAACTCACACTCTGCGATTACTACCGGAAGGTAGAATCCCAAACTGTAAACCATTCTGCCGGGTGATTTCCAACCCACCTCCTCTAGCGTATTGTTTCCCTGGCGAGGCCCGAACCCCACGTGCGGACACTCCCGGCTAAGCATGTTGGATAGGCGCTCAAATTCATACTGAAGTTCCGTGCCACGGATTTCCTTGAGGTGCCAGTCGGTTTCGCTGATACGGGTGGCGAACCGTAGGTCATCGTCGAGCATCATAATCTTTTCGACGCCGCGCCGGTGCCACTCTTCCATGATCCAGCGGCGCTTCTGGGCGATGGTACAGTCAGGGTCGGGTTGAGCCTCAACCCTAAGATATTCACTGTGCCCACTGAGTGCAAATACTTCCCTCTGTGGGCACACGATAGTGGTATGCTTCTTTAGCTCGGTATTAAATGAAGCAACCGTTAATTGGGAATTGGTTCGTTGCCGGGTTGGTATGATCAATTGCATTTCCATCAGGCAATCCCTCCTTGCTCCTTGGCCTTCTTCCAATCAAACCTGACCTTGTATCCCTGCGGGTGGCGGGTGCCATCTTCTTTGGTGGGGTACTCGGTATATGTGATGATGCCGGGCCACAGTCCGGCCATGCGTTCAATCTCTGACATCATGAGCTCCGTGGTACGCCAGTCGCTGCATCCACCTTTGCTGTAAGGCCGATCGACCTTACTGTACTCAGTGATTACGGCGGTTTTGTGACCACGGGTTATCAACTGCAACATCATGTCATGTTCCTCGGCTATCATGCCGCGGAAATGGGGCCACGGGTCGGGGAACCGGTCCCGGTTGAAACACAACGTCTGGTTGAAACGATGACATTCGATGTGCCCCCTAGGAAGCCCCTGGCTCATAAACTTATCCGCTAAGCCTACCATAGTATACTCTTTCAGTAAAGTACAGATTATGTTGACCATGTTTATTGTATCTTCGGGTTTGGTAGGTATAAATTTCCCGGTATCGACACGCTTGTAAAATTTTAAATCGTCATCGAACATAAGAACTCGACCAGAGTGCCTGAGGTTGAGGATAAACTCCCGCTTGGCTGCGATACCTACCCCATCAAAGGGTAGGATCTTAATGTCAAGGGGCACGTTCTGGCGGTATGAAATGTATTGGTCAAAGGGGACAATAAGGGTCACCCAAGGCCAAAGGTCTTGGGAGAGGTTGGCGATAGTTTTCTGTGCTAATGGGCGGGAGCGTGATGGAATGCAAATTTGCATATCATTGTCCATGGTAGTGGTACCTCCTCTTGAGCCGCAAGCCTACTCGAGCCCTCTCGTACTTGCTGAACTCGCAGCAATGGTTCTGTGTGTCTTGGGCATGGAATGGACCTAACCCATAGCCAGCCAATGCACCGTTCTCCCTATCCCGTAGTGCTCGTATCTCTTGTAACCATTCCTCAGTCCGCCAGCTTTGATGTATCGGGCGGCCAAGAACCGCGTTCAGCCCGCGCTGGGACCCAGGTCCGGGCGCCGCCCAGCTCCACCAGTCGTCCACATTCAACATAAATGGCAGATATTTCAGATCGGCTACCAGTTGAGCAGTCATAAAAGGTCCAAGACCAGAACTGGATTCCTGCAACCACGCATACATTGAGGCCAGACTCGGTGGTGATCTTAGCCATTCGTTCCATTTAGCCTCCCATGGTTTCTGACACCACTGGTGAAAATATACCATGACCCCGATGCCCTTGGTAACTCCCGGTGCCCCGTTGATGACAAAAGCTCCGGTTACGTGCGGCTGAGGCAGATTGTTAATGTATTCAAACATGAAAGTGCATTCTTTACAGCCACGGTCAATGTACTCTTCAAAGATAGACTTGTTGCCGATGTTGGGCTCATTAAACAGGGCATCACAGGTTTCGATCCTATTAAACCATCTATAGAGGACTGTAGCCGGTAGAACTATGGGGTCCTCTTTGTAGCGATTACGTACAGTCTTCTGGTAATGTATGGAAGTCTTATCGATCTCGCGGTATACGTTACAGAAGCTATAGTCTTGGAGTGTCTGGTCGTCGGTCCAAGGCCACGGCTCGTGGCGCGTTTTCTTGAGGTAGATGTTGTGGCGTTCGAGGAGGAAGTTGATGTAGCGCTCAAAGGGGTCTTCTATTTGGTCTATCGATACCACGGTTTGAACTCCCGTATTAGTCTTGGGTGAAGGTTAGGGTCGCCCCAATTGCCATTGAAGCAGATACAGCGATCGTCTATGGTGATAAAGGCACGCGGCTTGTGTTGTGGGAAGTCGACTAGCCGTATAAACTCTTCTGAGGTATGCCTCAGTATATATTCATACATGGCTCTGCGGCCATGTGGATCCACTGACCGGGCTGAGTAGATGCTTATGTCGAAGGTCTTCAGTGCTTCTAGCATCCACTCAAAGACCCCAGGCACGGGAGGGTCTTGACAAACCTCCATTCCCTGCCATCCACTGGTATAACTATGGATACAACCGTCGAAGTCTAGTAGAATAATGGGCTTACTCAATAGCATCACGCTGCCTCCACTGGCAGAAGCCGCATGGCTTCCTCTACCCTCTGGTCAATCATACGCATGGCTTCTGGATCATGATTATCGGCCTCGCGTAAAAGTGGGAGCCCGGTAACAATGGAGACCAGAACCTCATCGCGGGTAGCCGGGCGACCGTTGGCATAGAACTCCACGTGCTCCGGCTTTCCCAATTCAAATAGAATGCCATTAGACAATCGCTGTAGCTTATACGAATATGTGGTCCATAGGACAGCAACACCAGGATTACGGCCAATAGCAATTCCAGCGGTCTGCCGATGCATAAACTCCACATCCTTTTCATTGCGGCGCATCCGGGGTTGCGTTAGAAACGGACAGGCTATCGCGGCATATCTTGCACAGTCGCGATGTGAGGGTGGCTCACCATTAATCTTATTGATCATACACATAGGCCCGATAACGAATGTCTTGTATCTGCCAAGCTTTCCTCCACAAAGCCAGCATCGGTCAAATGTATAAGCGAGCCTAAATTTTTCGGCATTAAAGGCTCGAAAATCGGGCTCCTCATTAACCCATTGTACGAACCAGGGTACTGGATAACCCTCCGGTGATATACGAAGGTGGCTCATTTGCGGTGGGATGCCGATTTCGGCGATGCGTTTGTTGAGCTGTGGCATTAGTCGAACAAGCCTCCGAAAAAGTGCCGCTTATCAGGCTGCACGATTAATAGATCTTCTTTGGTCCGGGTAATCGCTGTGTAGAATACCCGGTACTCATCGTCGTTATTAGTCGTGAACGCCTTGTCCCCGGCCTTAGCCGTATCTGCGAGCAGCACCACGGTATCGGCTTCCCCACCCTTAACACGGTGAATGGTGGATATATGGATGTTCGGCTTCTGTAGGATATTGTACCCCTTGTCTAGCACTCGTTTAATGTACGCAACATCTTTAATTTCGGTGAACACTTGGTCCCATGCACCCTCGGCCAGCAACCCGTATTCGTTTCGCAACTCCAACATATTCAGGTGCGGCGGGTCCGGCTGGTCAGCTATACGGTTCAGCGCTACCTTATATCCACGCCTGACCAAGCCTACCTTCTTTTTGTGGCCTTCTGATGGCAATAAATCATAAATCCGCACGGCCTGATCAGCCGGGATTTTTAGGCCAACTTGGAGTTGGTTCCAAGCATCGATTGCCATGGCTTCAGTTTGTTTGATGCTGGGGTTCTCGAAGTACCTGTAGGTGAGACCATGCTGATTGCAATAGGCTGTGAACTTGCGCAACGATTTAACGGTCCTGCCCAACATCATAACTGTGCCCAGAGTCGGGTCTAACATGCCAGGGTTCAGTTCTGATATGGTACCAATGACATTGTGCGACCCGTCTGCATCGCGAGGATACCACACCTTCGGGCGACGTTTGAGAACCCTCTGTATCACCCGGTTAGCGAGGTAGAACACTTTGGTCGGCACCCGGTAGCTCTGGTCCAATTGCTGAACATCGCCCTCTAGGGTGATAAACCGCTCTGAGGCCCCGGCAAAACTGAATATGGTTTGGTCATCATCGCCAGCAATGTAAAGACGTTTAACATAGCGAGATAGTATTTCGACCATGCGCCACTGAAGCTCGCTTAGGTCTTGTGCCTCATCGATAAACAATACATCTATCCGGGGTGGGTCATCCTGCTTAATAAACTCCTCTATCATATCAGTAAAGTCATAAAGCCCTTGGTCTTTCTTCCAATCCCTTAACTGTTTAATGATCCGCCATGCCCGCTCTGTATCTGGTATAGCATAGTCATAGCTAGACAATACTTCTTCTATAGGTCGGCAGGTGAGTCGAGCGTAGTTCTCAACGAACAATACAATGTCGTCCCCGTAGAAGTTGGTATAAGTTCCATCGTCAGAAGACAAACCGCCGTGTAGTTCAAGGCCATGTTCTTGTCCAAACTCGCGTACAAGCTTGCCAGTGAACGTTTGATTGGACTGCAGTCCAAGGTGTCTAAAAGCTGCTGAATGGAGAGTGTTGAAATACCGAAACTTATTTCGTGGTAAACTGAATCGGGCAGCGGCACGACTTATAGCCTCCTCAACGCCACGTTTGGTGAAAGTCATAAACCCAATACGATCTGGCGGGATACCCCGCTCCATTTCCTCGTTAACAAGGTCAAGTAGCTTGGTGGTTTTGCCAGTACCAGGAGGACCTACGATTATCACAGGTCTATACATGAAACCCCCTGCGAGGTGGGGAACACCCTTCACGGATTCCTTGCTCTAGGTTACCCTTGACAGCAATGGTCTTGCACCGTGAGCCAGAGCATTTTACCTTGCGAACCCACCTCTACCCGCGCGGGTAAGTTAGTATTGCATTATAATGTGGGGAACGCAACCTGCAGATCAGAATGGAATGTCACCATCCACAGCGCCACCTTCCGCCCCCTGGATCGGCGCCTCAGCTCGCTTCTCACCACGCTTGACTTGCTCATAGAAGACCTTGGCTTTGGTGTATTGAGCCAGTGGAACAAACCCCAGATCTTCAAACTTTAGGGCGAACCAATCCCCACTGGCATTGCTGGCAGGGATAGTGCTAAGATGATACTTCCTGGCAAACGCCGGCAGAACACCTCCTGTCTTGGGGTTTGTAAACTGATGGAACATAGTCTGCCATTGCCGGGCAAAGGTATGTTTCGTCCCAGAACAAGGGAGGACATAGGGGCGATCATTCACCATAATGTAGAACTCGCGTGTCTCCTGGACTGTATTCCCATTCGACTTCCGCACCCGAATTTTACGCTCCTTTCCATCATCACCACGAACGAGTTGATCCTGGCAGTCTGCCGGCTCAGCCTCATGGCGCCCGGCGAACCCGCCACGATTCGGTCGCCACTCGATCCAAGTGTGGACCATTTCACAGGGGATGCAATCAAATCCAGTCTCCCCATTAACGATGGGGGAGAGCGCGTTGCGAAACCAGAAATGACCCGGCTCAGCGCCCTCAATATATGCTTCGGTTCGCTTGCCACATGCCGGGGAATTGGACTGGAGGACGTAGATTAAAGGCAGAAGCTGGTCTTCTGCCTTGAAACTTACACCCTTTCCCTCATCACCACCGATGACCTCTGCTAGATCATCAGGGATAATTAATTTTCCATCTGCCGTGGTTTGTAGCTCTTGTGCCATGAGTCATAGCTCCTGTTCGGTGCAGAGCGATTCTGCAAGAGCTATAATAGCTTAGCTTTTTGGTGATGGCAATAGTGGATATATTCAGGCTAGTGTTCACCATGGGCATATGGTATAATATGCTGATGTAAAGCCCCGATGGTCGGGGTTGCGGGGTTGCGGGGTTGCAGGGCATATAAGCCCTATGTAAGGAGGTTGAAGTGAGTACCAAACCGAACGCCTTGGCTCAGGTCGAGGCGATAATCGCAAAGCACTGTTGGATACCGCCAGAAGAAAGGCTGGCCGCGGCACTGTGGACCCTTCATGCACACGTGTATGACCGGTACACTTGGACCCCACGGTTAGCGATACTCAGCCCGGTGTTCGGCTGTGGCAAAACCACGTTGCTGGAGATTATTCAACACCTAACCCCGGAAGCACAACGCTATATCAACATCAGCCCGGCCTCAGTTTACCGGGTGGTCACGCTGGGCGCCGCGCGAACTTTGCTGTTCGACGAAGGTAATCACCAGTTGCGAAAGTTGGACCTGATAAACGTGCTCAACGGGTGCAAGTACGGTGACATGATAACCCGGTGTACGGTTAAAGAGGTACACAACTTCTCAGCATTTGCGCCGATTGCTATTGCAGCCATGGGAAAATTACCGAGGGATGATTTGATGCAACGCAGCATTGTAATCAACATGACTCGGCAACCCCCGGATGCACCCATCCATAGGCTGAATGCCAAGGACCTGTACTTCAAGTTGGCGATGTCCAAACTGTTGGGTGAAATTAACGAATGGGCTGGTCAGGTTGAACTTCATCCTGACCCGCCCAGCCCGGTCAAAGTTCGATATGCCGATAACTGGCGGCCCCTCATAGCTATTGCTGATGCCTTTGGTGTAGGTGACAGGGCGCGGGAAATAGCCATTCAGATGTGCAGTGGCTTGCCTGATGATGACAAACAGGTTCAGGTGCTTGCTGACCTGTATGATATATTTGTCGAGGCAGGGCCGGATATCGACCGCATTGGCAGCTTCAAGCTAACTCAGCATCTGCACAACAGGGGATACACTGAGTGGACAGGGCTTAATGGGGAAAGACAACCCCATTCAATAACTACCTGGGAACTAGCCAAAATACTGGAGCCGTTTAAGATACGGCCCCAGATGTTTCAGTTCCCTGGCCCCAAGTTCTTGCGTGATAAAAACCCAGGCATGAGGGGTTACTTCCGCAAAGACTTCGAGGCTGCGTGGGCCAGCTACCTGCCGCGCAACCCCGCAACCCCGCAACCCGCGGCCCTTACAGCGCCCGTGGAGGGCCGGGTGGTGCCGCTGGCGCGGCCCAAGCGGCGCCGCAAGAAGGAGGGGGCTTAGGCCCCCTCATATTTCACCTGCGATAAGCTGCACGATTAGATGAACTATCTCTTGGTATAAGGTTTCCATCTTTTGTTCAATGTCTTTACGGACTGCTTCATCTACATCGTTTAGCCGCTCCATCGCCTCAGTTATCGCCTTAGCCGGGTAGTCTTGTCGGGCGAGGTATGCGGCATGATAGATAAGGGAACGTGGGGCAGGGAACCCGGTCTTTAACTCGGAATCAATCTGGCTGAACGCCTCCTCTAGTAAGGGGTTGTCCTTATACATTTTGAAGGCTGTGCGAGCCGTGGGCTTCAGGTTTCTGGGCCGGAAGTTCTGGTTATATAGCCGACGGATCGTTGATAGCTTGGCATTCCACTCAGGTATATCGGGCCGCGGCGATCTGCGCCGCGGCTTAGATCGTGTTCGCTGCTCAACCCATGCGGCTTGTTTCACCTCTTCTATGCCACCTGGGGGAAGTGGTTCAGCAGGAGCAGTATCTTCAACTAGGAGTGTCAACTTGCGGGTATCTGAATGTGCCGTGAGCGCAAGCTTAGCGAGTCCATTTGGAAGTGGATTGTAGTCGCAGTTAGAATGGACTGGCACTTCGTAGGGGAAGGCGATGCTTTTCACTTCGCTTGCTAGTTCTGGTAGGCTAGTGTCGTGATACCCGTAGAAGTGACATTGCTTGTAAGTCCTCCTCTGATTGCTAGGTACCTTCAGTCGCCCTCTCATGGGCACCTCCCTAGAATGGTAGTTCCTGAACTGGTGGCGGCTTTTCTCCCCGTATTTGCCACAGCATGAGAACGACATACCCTGAGTGTGGATAGTTCGGTTTGTTGTGAATAGCTAGTTCTAAAACCTTCTTCTTCGGCACAATTTCATGTATTCCAGCTTCTGTATTTTCAAAATAGATAAAATCTGTGTTTTGAGAGTTCATACAATAATACAACGCGGACCAATTGACTGCGAAACTATCGTTATATTTAGGGCGTGGTTGAATCCGCATAACATACCCTAAATTCAGATGTGTCTGGCATTGCCGGAGCTGACCCCAAGTATGCCAAGCCTGTGTTTCTCCATTAAATTGTGGCATCGGGCCACAATTTTCGTAATAGCACTCCACAGTTGTTGGTAGCGATACGGTCACTTGCATATCTGTCCCCTGTCTACTCCTCTTTGATTTTCACTTCATCAAACACATATACCCCGAGGAGTTCACGAGGGAGTATATGGTTTTTCTTAATTTCGCGCTTCACAAACGCTCTTAGCGTTTGGTGGTGGATGCTCTCGTTGGGATAATATTGTATACCATGGGCATCTAGGAGCGCCATAACCTCTAGGCGGCGCTCGTGCTCCTGCATACCAAAGAAGATGTTTATCACAGATTTGACAAGATCGCCGTGGCCCTGGCTCTCAAACCACTGGAACGCTTCCATACGTTTGTCATCAGGGATCTTGGCGGTGTAAACTGTTTCCCGCTCTGCCCGGAACGGTGGATAGTTGGCCCAGCCATCCACATCCACACCACTGACCTGAGCATCAGCAAACATTTGGACTAATTCGCTTCGCTCCATCTTGGTGATCTTGGATTGAGTTTCGGCTACTCTGGCTTCTTGCTCAGCCTTCAGGATATACAGCTCCTTAAGCTCTCGTGCTTTCTTGCGGAGACCTGTCAGATCAGCCGGCTGAGGTTCTTCGGCCGCGATTGCGTCGAATAGTTCCTGGTCGTTGCTCATTGGACAAACCCCAGAATAAAGAATGTTGTGAAGCAGACAGCACAGATACCAGCATGGAAGTAGTCCTTTTTGTAGACCAAAATTCCTATTGTAGCGGAAATACAGCCGAGTGCTGCAATGTGGCTCCCATCCATCATGTACCTCCCTTGCAACTCAAGGTATTGTACAGTAATGGCTTTTTGATGGCAAGGGGGAGAGGTGGGACCCTGAGCTGTCTGTTTTACGCCAGAAAGGCGGAGCACATAGATGCCAGCCCAGGGCCTCATCACCCGACAATCATGGAGTACCGCGGAAACACACCTTCGAGCCTCACGTGCCCCGAAAAGGAAAACCAAAGGAACAAGAGCACGCTACGCCACAACCATACTACGCCACCCAGCCCGGTGATACAAGCTAGAAACGCGGGGAGTCGCTCTTTAATGTGGTCTTATAAACGACCAGGGACTCTATCACCCCTATTTCCTGTTTGTATTCTGCTTCACGGGCGAGTTGATCTGCATGTTCGCGTGCCGCGTTATAATCCTCCCATTCAGCAACAACCTCACACGTGGTGAGATTCCACACATGATATCTCATATCCGCCCCTCCAGATATAAGAACATTATATTTCCAAATTGTGGCATAAATGTGCCAGTTGTGAGGGAGGACCGTACAACTGGCAAAACGGTCCCGTACCCATGGTCTAGGACCTGGGTCTAGCCATGGATCCTCCAGTCCATCAGCTTCCTACGTTCTCAGCCCCAGCATGGGCATCAGCAGGCTCGGCTGCTCGTTGAGCAGATTGCAATGTTCCGATTTCGCGCTCCATGGCATCAATAATGCTCGCGCTGCCCTCGGTTGCACACTCGGTAATCAGGCCCTTCAGTCTGTCTGCAAAGTTCATTGTACTTCTCCATTGTTTTGCGGATTGTACTAAGGAAGAACCGCCTCCCCAGTGGAAGTGGTGGGGAGGCGGCGGTTGCCAGCAAAGCCCCGGAGTAAGGGTGGTCGGGGTTGAGGCCCTGTGGCAAAAAGTACCATGCCACAAGCTTCTGCTGAACACAAGCATGATGTTCTAGTCAGTATTAATTCTGGGTTGTATCAATGCAATCGGCACTTTATAATAGGGGTTGCAATTGCAGTGGAGTGTAGACATGTTGGAGAGCAGTATCCCTTTTGGTCCACTTAGGAAAACCACTATGAGCCAGAAATATAAAGCAGGTCAGCGGGTGTGGTTGGCTCCTTTTGAAGAAGAACCTCGCCAAAGTGGTGAGATTCTTGAGGTATTTGTAGACGGGAACTATATTATCGACATTGATCCCGAGTACCGTAGCGGCCCCGGGGATGATGGGATACGTGACCAGGTGCCAGAAGACCAAATAGAGGGATTAGCAGAATGAGGAACACGTATCCGATAGACATGCCAATTCCACACGATGCTCACCCTTTGCCGAAATGCCCATGCGGGGCCATTGGGCAACACGTGATTGACAAGAATATGATCTTGTGCCAGAAGTGTATGGAGAAGTGGGTAACTCAGGCCAGAGCCACAGCACCTAAGACTAGAGGTCCACCTAAATTTGGCATTGGCGGTAGACCACCCAAACCAGATGATGGTGAGGACCCAAACTTCTGCCGTTGTGGGCATCCATCTGAAACACATGCTAGAACATCAGTGCGTAGATACTGCAAGATGGCCCGCTGCTCCTGCTCACGTTATGATCCAGTGGGGCACATCTGATGGCTAAGGTCGTATGGGTTGCTGTCGTTCTCTTTTCAGCCGGTGTAGCAGCGACAGGTCTCACGCTGCTCACCGAGCAGGGAAGCCGATCCTATAAGTTCTTGGAGCAACCAAAGGAGGTGAAGACTACCACACTCCCGGCTCCCAGTGAGTTGGACTTGTCCAAGACCACCACTATTCCACTAACAGATAAAACCACGGTGAGGACCATTTCAATCCCGCGGCCACAGCATCCACAGGAACCACCCAAACCACCGGAGCCAGCCGTGGTTCTACCGGCTCCAGCGATACCAGACTACTACTATCTGCCACCGACGACTCGTTATATCACAATCGGCCACCAGCATCATGGCAAAGGAGGATGTCCACATGGGGGAGTCAAAGTTACCGGAGGGAAAGCTCGCGGCAAGACGTGGCACTGTGAGTACCACCACTGATAAACGGTTCTATACGGAGCGCCCCGTGCCTAAGCGATTATATGCGAACATTGCCGTGCATTCGCGAGAATCAAACCAGATATTAAAGACGTTGCCCAATGGGACTCAGTTTGTGCTCATTCGTAACCCAAATCCACGGCGGCCGTATAGTATCGGCGTTTATCACGATGGCAGGCATTTTGGATGGGTTCCCCATAATGTCTGTATAAAGATCGCCCCGTTGATAGATGCTGGCAAATTCGTAATCTGTACAAAGCTGGACTCTACGTCTGTAGAATTCTTAATAGCGGAGGACTAGTGAGCAGGTACCGGAAGAATGAGCATCTGGACGATGGTCGAAGCAAAGTTGTCCGAGAGCGCACCGACATTGAAATGGAACGGCATTACGACATGCTTGAGGCCCATGGGACCGCAGATAAGATGTACGAAATCTTAAAGAAACACACAACTCCAGATCAGATGCGTAAAATCTGCGCGGACCTGATAATGCTGCGAGACCCCGGCTACCGCTCTATCGTTAGCCGGTTACTAGCTCAACATAATGCAGGGGTGAATGGAACTGATATTAACACTCCGTCGCGGATATTCACACGAGTGGTCAAAGTTAAACCTGGGCCGCGGCCTCGTGCAAAAAAGAATAATACATCACGGTAATAGTGTGGCATAATAACGCACTTAAACTATTGAAGGGAGTAGAAACACGAAGCTAGGGATGGGACAGGGGACCATCATGGGAGAGGTTGTTGGGATCAAGAGCGGGAAGAGTGTCAATGAGTATCTAGAGTTGGTTGAAGTTGCGGAAGACTATCTTAAGCAACTTCATGAGTTGCGGTCCAAGCGTGGCGTTGTTGTGGGTGACTACGAGCAAGCCGTTAACATCCTAAAAGAAATAAAATTCTGCGGCAGATTCAGTGCTTGGTTCAGGGAACAGTCTGTCGGCCAACTCGATAGCATTGTAGACGACCTCTACGTAGCCATAGCTGAAGAGGAAGAGCACCTGAAGTAACCTCTTAGTTGTACTCGGGCCTTCCCTGCCTTATAATGGCCCATGTGGTACAACTTGAAGAACACGCCCGATGGCTACAGGATGGCTAAATTCGACTTCCTGTTTAACGTCGATGCTGTATACGAGATACAGCATCGGCGGGGCAGGCTCTATTGCGATTGTGAACAGGGTCGTAAATCACCCACCTGTCGGCATAGGACAATGGTTTCTATTTTCTGTAGCCGTGGTGTTGTTGATCATTATGCGTTCTACAATTACGACACGGGCGAGTGGTGTTGAGGCATATTCAACGTTGCAATCTACAAATCATAGTATATAATGGTTGTAGGTACGGGGTTTGATATGCAAGGACTACAGAGCCATGCGAAAGTTACTGAGTGGTGTAGCAATGGCCGCGATGTTGGCCGGGTCTGCACAAGCCTGGGAATCAGCTAATGACAATGGCCGCATTCGGGTTTTCGACAACCCCGAATACGACCTCAACCTGCGTGCGTGGCCCGCGCCATGGAGCCAGAGCTTTGGCGCCATTCCGCAGGGCACACAGATGCGAGCAACCCGTTGTATCCACCCGGCTAATGTGGAGCACGACTGGTGCTACGTAACACTTCCCAACGGTGCAACCGGATGGGCCTCGGCATACTATATGCGGGAGCTTGGGTCGTTCTACCCAGGTGGCCGGTTCATCGCCAAGGCGCCAACCTTCGTTGCTCCGCCGGTTGTACAATTGCCGGAGGTCGTGGTTACTCCGCCACCGGTCGTGGTTACTCCGCCGCCGGTTGTGGCAACAGCTCCATCGGTACAGCAGACAACCAGCCCAACCAACAACATCACCATTACGGTCACCCCGGCACCGGGCGCTCCGCCAGTGGTGGTTGATAGCTCTAAGGTTGTCACTACAGGGCAACAGAAATAGGGGCCGCGCAAGCAGTCCCTGGGAGAGCTAGGGTGGGGCACAGTATGACATCCCGCTACTGTGCGGTCGGTCAGCACCGGGGGGACACCTCCCCCACCCTAACTGGAAGTTTGGAAACTGAAGTGAGGGCGACATGTCTAGGTACTGGCGTGTAAGGCACCGAGTAAGGCGCCTTCAGATAATGAGGGAGAATAAAATGGTCTTAGACAACAAGGAAAAGTCCGTTGAGGAGCATGTGGAAGCGGCAATTGAAGAGTATGATAACAAGCACGTGCCCGCGTACTTGAAGGCCGTGATGATTTGGTGTGGGGACCACAAGGGGGAGAAAGATGCTCTGCGACGAAATAGCTCACGATGAGCTAATGCGGACTTGCATCCAGGGTTCTGCCCAATATCAACGTGCAATTCTGGCCTCAGAGAAATTTATTCTGGGGCCAGATTTCGCGTTGGCCGCTGATGGGCTCGTTGAAAACTACAAGGAGCTAGAGAGGATTGCGCCTTGGTGCCGGCTGCCTCACCCGTTGTGTTGGTTCGAGGTCAGCCATGCTGACAGAGAGCTATGGAAATCACGCTCCACATTCCATTTCCCGGAGGAGCAGTATGCCCCATCTCGAGTCGGGTTCTTATGTCAGCAAAGAGGTGATAATGCCGCTCATTGGGATGCCTATCTATTCTGGTCGTTAACTGATTTCAGCCCAAACGGTGGGCGACATAATATGAGTGAAGGGTGTGTCACGTATGATATGACAAAAGACCCATCTGAGCTAGAATACGAGGATGTTGAGCCAGACCCTAAGTTCCCAATGTACGTGGGCCGTACACATCTAGGATGCTATATCCAGCTTGGCATGGCTCACATTAACCGGAGGTTCCGTCCAGACGATGTTGACCCGCAGCATATTGCTGAACTGGTGCGCTCGGATTGGGCAGGTGAGATACGCTATATCATTGCTATACTAGGATTGATTAATGCTCGAAATGTAATGGAAACGCAGTATATAGACAATAGCAAGATCAATAAGGCTCGTAGCAAGCGCAAGCCCGGTGACAAAGGCTACAAGCCTCCAGTTGCGAACCACACGCTGCTTAAGATTAGAGCGATACATAAAGATTCATTGGTTCAACGGGTGGCGGGTACTGCTACCGAGATTCGTGGGCGCTTTGTTCGCGGCCACTTCAAGACGCGTAAAACGGGCATCTTCTGGTGGTCTCGCCATTGGCGTGGGCCACACGATAATCCAGCCGCAGCCAAACCATATAAGGTGGTGACATGACAGACAGGGAATATAGTGTCGTATGCCCAGCTACCGAAGAAACAGCCGCAGTCTTCGGTGGGGCCGATTTCGAGGTCGCTCTGCTACTCTGCAACAAGCTTGCTGAGGAGCATAAAGGAAATGAGTGGCAAGTCCACGAGACTAGAGTTATCTACAGGCGAAAGATGGAACCATGAAAAGGCTGAGTACAAAACGTAAACGCCATTCCGACAAGAAGGCTCGCAAGGGTAATCTGCCGAAGAAACCCCGGCAAGGCATGTCAGCAGACCGCGAGGCGCTCATAGAGTGGAGATATGGCACCATGATGGACCAGCTCTTGGGCTGGGGATACAAATCTGGCCCATAAAAACGCCACTCATATGGCAATCAGGGTAGCGTTCCTTATAGCATTGTGGTTTAGTGCTGTGCTGGGGGTTACCCAAAGGAACGAGCCATGACAAAGAAGCCACAGAAAGTGGAGGTGCGGTGGCATTTGCGCCGACACCCAACCAAATACGGAAGAATCGGCAAGAGCGGCATGATCAAGGTCAAAAGCTATAAACGAGCAAAACGAGGCACCAAGCAAGGTGGGGAGTCAGGACAAAGAAATGCCTAGCCATGGACTTAACCCCAATGGACCTCTCACAATACTTAGCCATGGCGAGTCTGTGCGGATTCTGGATCAATGCTTTCGTTCCCAGGATTCGCGAACTGAAGGACATATGGTGGGGAGCATTAGTGATGTTTCTGCTATGCTGCCTAGCGGCGGGACTAATCCGCCCCGACCTTATTCATCCTACGTGCCACGTCTGCTAATCGGGCTGGCATTCGTGCTAAGCTTGGGATGGATCTGGCTCTACGGCCATACTTGGGCCGTAGACCACACGGAAATAGAAACGTTTATCCCCGATGACTACGTAGAGCTACTGCTCGGCATACTACGTAAGATTGGCCTGATGGGGTGATGTATGCTCACCATCGACATTAAGCTCCCGCCCAACACAGGAGGGCGGGGGCGGGGGCAGTCCGAGTGGAGAGGGTCCAACGATGCCATTGTATGGACCAGTTGGTATCCTATATACACCAGAGACGCTCTTGTTCCGTATTATTCCTATTACCAAGCACGGATTATGATCGACGGGGAGTGGTATACCTCGCCCATATGCTTCCACAAAAATCTCTTTAAGTTCTAGCCCACATTCAGCATTGTATCTAACATTCTGGTTATGTACCTTTGGGTTATGGCACTAACCCGAGGAGTAACTGTGATGTGGATATTTGAAGTTATGTCCTGGCAAACAGGGGCTATGATTGGCCTCGGTATAGCCGGGATCATTGTGTGCTCACGTGCCCTCCCCCGACAGTGGGATGTGGAAAATGGAGGCTGGGCGCCATGGCTTTGATGGACAACGAGCTTGGCCCCGCAGTCAACTTAACCCGTATGGACTTGCGGGACTGGCGACCAATCGAAGAGCCTCCAGAGGAGACCCCACCTCCACCGGCTACATGGAAAACGGTCGCACTATTCGTTGCGGCATTTTGCCTCTGTGCCGTGGTCGGCATGGCTTGGGCGTGGGGTAAGGATCGTGTGCCTACCTGCTCTACTCAATGCTGGAGGCATGAATGCAGAACCTATTGTTGGTGAAGCAATACGTCGCGGCCCATTTCGACACGATATGGGCCTGGACGCAATTCACCCTATCTGCCGCCTACGTTGTCACACAGGCCACGTGGACTAATCGCCACGAGGGGCGGCTAAGGGAGTTAGAAAATGCCCGTATCAAGACCGACGACTGAGCGGCTATACAAGGTGCTGAGTCGGTATCTCAGTAACCCAGCCATGGATGCATTTATAGATGAGATGCAAGAGGTGCCGGGTACAGCTCCATTCCGTGGTATGGCAGCAAAGCTCAAAGTCTACCACGAGGCAAAGAAAGCAGAGGTGCGCTCGGCCGCTTAGGCCGAGCTATTATATGGAAAATATCTTTTTAGAACTCAAGCTTGTTCACAACACCTCATCACAGTATATTATAGGCACATGCAAACCAAAGGAGCCGTGCCATGAATAAGATTCTATTAGCCGGGGTTGCGGCCATTGCGCTGAACTCCGCCGCCAATGCCCAGGATGTTGGCGGGCGAGACTACGGTCAAGCTGGGCGGGAAATGGAGATCAAGCAGCTCATGTTCGTATGCTCGACACATGAAGAAACAAACAAACTCCACAGGGCTGCTCAGTTCCCCCTTGAGTTTGGCAGGGTCTTTACGGACTCTAAAGAATGCCTACGCTTGGACAAGGGATTCAAAGTCGTTGTCGCGTACACAGAACCAGCTATTCGCTATAAAGATGGTGCGCGGTTCACGATGTATCTGGTCCATTATGGCGCCTATCCATTCAATGTTATGGTGTTGGCCGACTCACAAATCATTGGTGAGGTGTCGGAGCCACCGAAACCAGTGGTTTTCGATAAGGTTCCACAGTGGCCCAACAATATCGATGTGACCACAGAATCGCGCTGCCACACCCTTGATGGAGCTCCCTGCTGAAAAGCAGGGTAGTTTAGGGGAGTCAATCAATCGTGTTGTAGCCGCGCCACATCGGCGGCAAAACTGTGGTATCACCAACTAAAGCAGTTGCCATCAGGCCGTTATTGTGCCATCTTAGCGCCACGTTACGGGGGCAATTCAGCCTTATATTCTTCCAGCATAGCACAAAGGGGACTACACTATGCAGAGGCTACGACTGTCTCTATTAATTGGAGTCATGGTACTCCCCACAATAGCACATGCACAGAATGCGACAGGAGTCGGGGTTGGTGTCGCTAAGTCAAGGTCCAATTCAGCCTCGAATGCTGTAGCCATCTCTGGGCAAGGGGGCCGAGGCGGCAACGCTCGCTCCAATGCCACGGCTACCGGCAACGGGAATTCCACCGTTAACTTCGGTGCCACACCAGCTTCAACGTTTTCAGCACAAGACATCAACCAGCACGGTTCCATTAGCAACGTGCCGAATGCCTATGCACCCGGATTAACCTCAGCCGGGTTGGAAACGTGCTTGGGGTCGGTCTCTCTGGGTGCCTCATGGTTGGGCACAGGTCTCACAGGTGGTGGCACAATCCCCGATGCGGGGTGCTCCGCGCGACTAGATGCACGGACCCTCTGGAGCTTCGGTTTGAAGAAAGCCGCCATCGCCCGGCTATGCCTCCGAGATGAAATTTATAATTCCATGCCGGAGGTGTGCCAGATATATCTCCCACGCTATGCGGCGACACCGACTGTCGCTGTGTATCCAGCCAATGGATACCAGCCCGCTAGTGAGGCAGACTATCAACAGTATTCTGGTGGCCCTGTCGAAGTGTACGACAAAAAGGGTCGCCTCCGCACATGCAACGATTATGATGTTACCGAGCGCCGCTGCCGAGCTTGGTCCCATACTGCATCTCTTTCACGGCAGCCCTAAGAGGAGCTAAAGCATGAAGTCGTTTATCTTGGCTACGGTCTCTGCAGCGGCCATCTCGGCTGCTGCAATTCCCCCGCTTGCGACCCCGGCTCAGGCCGCGTCCACCTTGGCAATCGGCTCTGGTTTTGCCACTAGCCAATCCAACCAAGCCACGACTGCTACTGCGACTGGTATCGCGGCGGCTGGTGCTGTCGCCACCTCGACCAATACCTCGGTCGGTGCTGGTGTTGCGGTTGCCACGCCTGTCGGTGGCGTATCTCAGGGTATCGGCGCCTCTGCCGGGACCACCAATGGCGTCCAGGGTGCGGTTGCATTTGGACCGAATTCTACGGCACATTCCACCATCACTGGTGGCAACACGGGCTTTGGCGCGGGAGCAGGGTTCACCAACGTTCTCCCCTAGTTTGACCTCCCAAGCGACTAGGGTGATGGGGTGTGGCCGCGGGGAAACCTGCGGCCGCATCTTTTTATACATTCATTATTGCGCTCCTTATGCCCCTGGTGTATTATTTGCTTTACAACATATAAACCAGAGGAGCGTATTATGTCTGTATCACAACGAGTCGCGTGGCCCATCGCAAAGCGGCTGCCAGACTTTCCACTCAATGCTCGTATTATGCAAATAAATGAGCATGGTGGTCACCACATACAGCCCGAGCGAGTGCTGCGGTTCAACCAATACCAAGTCGGCATGACAGTCGGCCAATACCTCGACCGTGTTGTCGAATTGTCACGGACGAAGCAGCTCACCAGCAAGCGATATGGTAACGATCGTATGGCTCGGCTGTGGGCGATGTACGATCTTAAGTACGATAAGGTGCAGAAGTTTATCATAATCAGGGCGGAGCCGAGCACGGCTCAGTTCTGGGGAGGATAGGGGTAATGGATGATCCAGCCTATAATGCCCGCGCGGAGTTCTTGCGCCTACGTCGTCTCGTGGACACCATGCGTGTCCACGATGATGCTAGTCGCGCCGCGTGGCAGCAAGCCAAGGCTGATTTGGAAGTAGCACGAGCCAGCTATCGTAGGCTCGTGATGCAAGGTGTCAACCGCAAACGAAGGAGGCAGTGATGTGGAAAGCAATGAGTGAGTACAAAGAAGTACCGGATGAGTACCCCAACGAAGATGTGCTGCTAATGGTTAAGGTGACCGAGGCAAGTGAACACCAGTTGGTGGATGCTGTGCCCGGCACGATATATGTGACCATGGGACATTGGATGCCACAAATCGAGTTGTCCCCTGGGGGAGACATCCCACAGGGGGCAATTGAGCCTGGGCACTGGGAGTATGTGGGCTGGAACTGGTGCCAAGATCAATTTGTTCATGTGGTCGGTGGCACCACTGAGGTGGTGGGCTGGCAACCAATGCCTGGGCCAGAGGAAGAGGAGATAATACCTCGGGACAATGCCGATACAATGGAGCACAAGACACACAACGAGATATCCGGCTACTAATTCAGTATTGCACTCGACTGGGGCACAACTTGGGAGTGGGCCATGTATCAGCTATATGCAGTCGATCTTAAAGATGATTCTCAGCGAATACTTGTCGCTGAGAATTTAACTAAAGAAGAGGCCACACAGAAGGTGCTGACCATGGGCGACTATGGCGAGTGGCCTGACAATCATGGAGCCCTACTCACTAATGGCAATCGCCAATGGCGTTGGGCCGATGGATGGTACCTGGGATAACCGGGTACTATTAGGGGCGAGTTTTTCTTGGTGGGGTAATCAAGGTTGCATCAAATGCTTCATTATATTACCATAAGGTACCAAGGCAACCAAGGAGATACGTGTCATGCCTTCTGTAGTCGAGTTTGAACAAGCTATACAAAAGATCCGGGCCGATGTGGTGGCGACACTGACTGAGGCCAAGGCCCACCCAATCCTTCTTACCGATGCTGGCACCAATCAGCAATTTGGATGCATCGCCTGTGTGGAGGGAATAGAGTACACCATGGAGATCTATAACGATTTGGTGGTGTTCCATGGTACCCCAGAAGATCGTGAGTCGGAGCACTTTGCCTTCGTTAATAGCTACCACTCCGACAATTGCGAGTCCAACATTGTGTTGGATGCCATAACCAACAGCATCGACCCGCATGGTAGCGAGCGCGAGTTGGAATGGCTGGTTACTGAGTGGGAAAATAGTGCCGACCTGCCCGGTAGCGGCAAGAACGAGTTTCAGGTCCAAATAATCTGGGTGCCGGGGCGTGGTGCCGAAGGTGGTCGCGGCATTTGGATCAGGGTTGTCGAAAAGCTGATGTGTGCCCTGAACTGAGGTGGTACCTGCGGCGGGGTTGCATCCTAACTCTGTTAGGTTTACGCTGTTACACGTTTGTAATCATTGTCAAAAAGGTCCGGGCTCCTGGGGGACAGGAGCCCGGCATTGTAATCCAACCGTGGGTCGTGGAGACTGAACGTGTCTAGTAGAATTATATATAGCATTGCCACGGCTGGATTGCAAGTAGTAATTTCGGGGGACATTCCCCCTAATACTTTAGGGGGAAACATCTCACAATTCAACTAGCTGGAGACAGGGTCCTGAGGGCCCTCGTCCAGGGAGGTCGTGCCATGACTGATATCTTGTTGGTGAAGCGGTTTATGCGGCTGTTTCTGGGATTTGATAAGGGCCATGGGTACGGTGATCCAACAAAAACCAAATTCGTGGCAGAAAAGAATAAGAACGAATATGACAGGGCTAATCACGGTGTTGGATGGAGGTGGCGACCCGCTGAGATAGACGATTTCATTGCCCATCTAGAAGGGCGAATGGCTCTTGGCATTGGGCCACTATTGCCGGATGGGATGTGTTGGCGCTTGGAGCTGGATTTAGACAAGATCGACGGCGAAGCATACAATTTCGACTACGAAGAGATAATGCGGAGGCTCACAGAATCAGGTATACCATTCGTCGCAAATCGTACTAAAAGCGGTGGGATCCGTGTTATTATATTCTTTAAAACGCCTATTGAAGCAGAGTTAGCCCGACGAGGCGCGCAGATATTATCAGCTCGTCTCGGGTTTGCAGGCAACGAAATATTCCCCAAACAAGATAAACTGGAGTCGGAGAAGGATGCTCCGAGCTGGACATTTCTGCCTTATGGGCCAACTGCAGACATCTTCGCCGAGCAATGTGGGATGTCAGATAATGGTAAGCCCCTTACTCTATTAGAGTATCTCAATAAAGCAGAGAAAAGTTTAATGACACGCGAGGAGTTCTTGGCTATTATTGGAACAGAAGATAGCATTAAGGCCGAGGCCCGCAAGAACGGTAAAAAGAAAAATACCAGTGGATTGTGGTCTGCAGAGGAGAGCGAGGAGGATACTATCCGTACAATGTTTTGTGATGGGCCATGCTGTTTGTGGACCATTGCACAGAATCGATGCACACATATGCAGAATAATTTTCTGTGTAATGTGATTACGTTTATCAAGCGCAAGTATCCCGATAACTGGGAGCAGGCGCTGGATTGGGTCAATATGTACGTGCTGAAGCCAGCCGGCAGCCTAGAAAGGCTCCAACAATTAAAGAAGGACATGAGGAATAAGGATTACGAGTATCGGTGCAATGATGAGCCTATCAATAGCCATTGCAATCCATTTGCTTGTCGCAAAATGAAATTTGGCGTGGGGTCTGGGGCTGAATCGGCCCAGCATCGCGAGCTAGGCATGACTATTTGGAATAGCATTCCACAGAAGTTTATTGTGAATGTGGGTGAACATCGTATATCATTTGGCGAGGAAATCCTTAACCTAAAGCAATACAGAGCGAAGTGTTTATCACATGGTGTAGCATTTCCATCAATGATGTCACAGGGAGACTGGGATAAGATATTACGGCAGGCTCTAGAAGAGGCAACTGTTGTAGAGCCACCTGAATTGTTCCGCACGAGCGCAGATGAGGTGGGCATGATCCAACGCTATATCGGGATGCATATCCCATGGGGTGTAAGGCAAGGAGGCCAAGATTATCTGGATGGCAAGCTCGGCAAAGATGTGCGCATCAAGGTGGAGCACAATCGCGTATATTTTAAGTGGGATAAACTCGAGGCATATTGCATTCGCGTATTTAATCTGCGCCGCAAGGAGATGGATGCCCTCAAACTTTTCTTAACTGATAAGGGCGATAAAACAACAAGGGGTGAGGGGAGGGACTTCTATCGCAGTTGCTGGGCCTTGCCTCTGGACATGTTCGATAAGTATGTGATCGAACAATGGCTATCTGGTAATAAGGAGGAAGAGTGATGTGGGCACTCCTTCGGTTGAATCCACAAAGCCAAGATCGATACCTGGAGTATATGGCCGAACGCCTGCCACATATCGAGACGTATTATCCTGTCTATGACAGGATAACTCGCCCCGCTAAGAAGCGATCTCCTATAACCGTGAGAGCCCCTGTGTATCCCGGTTATATCTTTGTGGCTGATGGATTCGAGCACCAGAGGGCTCTCTTATCGCTGCCTGTGCGCACGTGGTTTGTTCGTCTAGCGTTAGACGGACAAATATCGCGGTTGCCCGATTGGGTGATACATGGGATCAGGGCCATGGAATCGCGGAATGAACTGGTCCGTGAATGCCGAGCCGAATCTCCGTACCGTCGCGGAATGAGCGTCCACGTGCATTTGCCGGTACGGACTATTCGGGCGACGATCATTAGAGTTGCAGGGAGTGAAGTGCTCGTAGATACGGATTGGAGTTTAATGAGGGTGCGGCTGGGCGCTGTGGCACCCGTTTGTACAGAGTAAAACGTGTCTCATTGCCACAAAAAAGCCGGCTAATGCCATTAGTCTATTCTAAGCACCCTAACCACACGTTTGGGGTTCAACACAAGGGGCAGGGCCATGAGTAGGGTTGGAGATAAGCTAAGAAAGTGCCATTGTGGTAAGAGGTTTGTGCCTAAGAGCAATGCACAGATACATTGCAGCTTGGAATGTAGGGTGCGGTGGAACGGAAGGGAGCTCGTGCCATTGTATAGGAGGGAAATGCGTAAATGTCTCGTATGCCCGAATGAGTTTATCCCATATAGGAGCACTCAGGTATATTGTAGTCCTTCGTGCCAGATGACCAATTATAACCTCATACACGATATAGTCGGGAAGCTTCGGGCTGGGAGAGGGTGGGAGGAGGAAGATGTCTAGGTATTGGGGCCTTTAGCGATGTACACATCTTTGTGGTTCATTGTGTGTAGGGTTAGAGTTTCGGGGCCTGGAGCCGGGGTTTTTGTGTACATTGTCCAGCATGTGTACAGCGAAGTGTACGCAAGAAGCCCTATAAAGCGCGCATAAGTAGAATTGTACACACTGTACACAATGTACACGGATTCGTTCTATCTTACGCGAGCGGGCGCGCAGGCGCAGCCACGTATAAAAGAGTGTGTACATCCCGCCCACCGTGAAAAACTCCGCCTTGTTCACACACATTCTTGGCGGTAAAATACCCCTATAACTTGAAGCCAAAGGATGTGTATCTATGCCACGCAAACCCAATCTCACACACCTCGAAGAACGAGCCAAAGCCCGAGCCAAGCAAGCCCCAGACACACGAGTCGCGGACGATACTCGTGCTGCCATGATCGGGTCACAAACTCCCCTTGTCGGCCGGGAACTGCTCCCCGAAGACCAACGACCGCCGGAGATTACAACCCCACCACAACTCCCGGCTGCACAGATCACTGAGCCTCGTGTGCTTGACTCAATAACTCCAGATCAGAAGGCCCCGAGCGCTCCGGCTACAATATCACCCCAGGGCAAGAAGCAGAAGACGTGGGGTCCGGCTGTGCTCAAGTTTAAGGATCAGAAGGACCTGCCCCTACATGGCGTGATAACCATAATCAAGGATAAACCCAAGCGTGATAAGGCCGCATGGCGATATAGCTTCTATCGCAATGGCATGACCGTTCAGCAATATATCGATGTCATGGGCCAAAACAAAATCGGTCCGGCTAAGGCCAAACAGGACGTGAGGTGGGACTATAGCAAGGGATTCATTGCTGTTGAGCCCAGCTCGTAAGGCTGGTGAGCGTGGATTCGTGTCCACGCTCGTCTCATACTCGGCCCCGCGAACGAATCATTCGGCACAGAGAGAGTCCCCTGTATAGCCTCCCGGCTGAGGGAGTCTTTCGCCCGGAACGAATCGTTCGCGTCGGGGAGCGATTCGTGCATCGGTCGCATTGGTATATCACATGCCATGCTCACATCGCATGAGCGCATAGCGGGGTTGCAAAATTGCATGCATCTTTTGCTTTACAAACGAGTTTGCATGGCCCATATTAGGGTCATGGTTGGCAGGCACTAACGCCAAGGTCAACCCCTCAACCCCAAAGGGTGTCGTTATGGCAACTCAAGTCAATGGTAAGTCAGCCCACCACAATTGGTATGTCGGTGTTGGCAGCTTCCCCAAAACCGCAACCCTCGAGTTCGGTGGCGGCCCAAACAACGTCCCCGCCAACCCGTGGCACGAAAATGCAGAGGGCCACACTTTCTATATCAAGGTCCTCGGCCAGCAACCCAAAACCGTCCAAGCGGCCATCGACCTCGGCAATAGCGTGCTCGGCCTCAAGCCGCGCCAAGTCATCAACCACCTTCGTTGGCTGTACACATGGCATCCCCATACCTTTCTCAAGGTCGACGGTATGCACTTCGACCCAGCCAACCCCACATCGCATTTTGCGGTCGCCAAGGCGGTCAGCGTAGTTCCGACCGCCACGGCTCAGGCCCCGGCTCAGTCAGCCCCGCAGGGTCAGGCTACTAAGCCTCAGGCCAAAAAGTCCAAGTAAGCGGCCTCGTCAAGCGCGGCCCTTGGCTCAGCCAAGGGCCGCTTTCTTTTGCCCTATGGGCCTGAGTGCCTCGCCTCGTTCGCCCCTGATATACCAGCCCCGAGCCAGAACCCCCAGAAGACAGTCATCCCGCGACGCCGATCTATATACCTCTGGAGCACTGGAGAGGAGTTTTTAGATTTTGATGACGAGGAGGAAAGGCGATGGTATCCAGACACCAGCCCCCCGGCCCCAGACGCTCCCCCCTGGAACTCCGCCCTCTCCCCCTAGAACCTAGACCCCCGACCTAGTGTATTTTCCGGCTAGGATATTGGGCCAGCAGCTTGGTCATTATCTTCTGCCCATCTTCCAACAACCGGAGAAACGTTTGCATAGTTTCCGGCTCATCCCGGGCCATCTGCTTGTGTATTTCTTCTATCGCTTTCAGGTCTGGGTCGGTCTTCAATCGGTTGCACATGGATATGAAGGCGGTCATAGCCTGACGTACATCTTCTGCGGTCTTCTGTCCCGCCATGTATTGGTGGAGGACTGTGCCCAAAGTGAGGCTAGTCCTCACATCTTCCTTCCACTTCTTTATCTGTGCTCGTGTTGGTTTGAACTCTTTGCGGGGCATGGATCAGTGCCTCCCTATCTTCTCCTCAGGGACCATGTGTATGAACATCGGCCAAACATGGCACACGAGCATGTGCATCGTCTTCGGGGTGTGTCCTACGGCCTTCAGTATCTGGCAATGCTCGATAATGTTGTCGAGCAAATACTGATAATTCTCCTCGTCGGACATGGTCCGCGGGTCTTTGTAGTCTTTGCCCACCATCACTACTCTCCCGCCTTGGCTACAAACTCCTCGGGGTCTTGCAGCATCTTCAGTCGGTCCTCGCGGAGCTGTGCCGCTATCCCCTCTAACATCTCAGGCAGGAACAGCAGCGTATCGGCATCGGCTTTGCAACTGAAACCTTGGCCCCTGTCGCCGCCGACCACGATAACGAGCACCGATCCTCCGGTGCTCGCGTGTACCATGTCGCACTCTTTGTCGTATTTGCCGGGACCCAGTGCCATCACTTGTTCCTTTCGGCGGCCTTCACCGCGCTTATCGAACTAAAGTGAGACTCGGGCTCCAGACCCTCGTCCCTGTGATCTTGATGGTAGGCTCCTAGTCGTACCATGGTCTCTCGGAGACTTGCATTCCCGGCTACAGCCTCCATGCGCTTCAGCATCACCTCCATATCAGCGCTCCCAACATAGTCCCGCGCTATCCAGTAAATTTGCGAAATCGACGCCCAGCCTGCGACCATCACTTCTTACCCTCCGGTGGGTCTATGTTGATTATGCCGAGCACGCAGGCCGAGGCTATGAACCCCTTCGTTTGCTCTTCGGTGAATCCAGCCCGCATACCCAAATCCAAGCACTTCCCATAGGTTGGTTGCGCTTCCATCCTGGCTGGCGCAAACACGGCTTCGAAAAACAGCGATGCCGGGCAGGTTTCGGCGCCAAGTAGCCTCCCCTGATCTTTGGGGTCGGGGTTATACGTGCCTGTATAGAACAGGTCACTGATCACAGCCACGGCCTTTTGAAACCGGCGCATCTGGTGCTTTTCCCAGTGCGCCCAGACGCCGTGCTCGGCAACGTGCATTTGGAGGCCCTTGGCAGCCTCGATCAGGACGCCAAGGTCCTTTAGTGCTTCTTCGCGGAGCTTGGGGTTTATCATGTCTCCTCCTCGTCCTTGGCCGCGGCCACCAGCTCGTAAGCCGCATCCAGGCAATTGTATAGGGAGAAGTCGCCGATGTTGATAAACAAGGCCGCGGCCAACTGTGTCAGGCTATATTTTTCCAGCAAGCCGCCTACGGCATTGCGACATTCGTCGGTGGTAAGCTCTTTGCACTCGTCTATGGCTGGCCCCAAAAATCCAGTTTCGATCATTCGTGGCCCAGCCGGAATCATGCGTGGTCTGGCTTGCATGGCTCAACCTCCATGGCTGCGGCCCTATGCCGCAGCATCATAGTATTGTACCACTATGAAGCGGTGAGTGCAAGCTTGATTGTTTATTCGCCAGGCCCAGCCTCGGTGTCCTTCTTCTGGCGGCATAGGTAGGCGGGATGGTGTCCGGGGACCATGTTCATCTTATCGATTACGACCACGCACGCCGCGAGGTCGGTGTACTCTGCATCGCCAACACGGATGTTGCAAGGGATGTGGTTACAGATACCCCAGAATACGACAACCCACTCCATGGTATCCTCCTCAAGCCCGCTCCCAGCGGGCTCGGGGTCCCCACCAGGGACCCCGAGGGTGACTTTGCACGGTTTCACGGCTATGGCACTCCCGCCAAGGACTAAGCTGAACCGTGCCTTGTTACGACGACCCTACCGCTGGGCAGTAGGACCGCCGTTCGCCCGTTGTCACCAATGGTTGCGTAGGGTCGCGTCCTGGCGGGGTTCCTATTCTTTGACTGTGCCCAAGTCCTTGATGACTTGGGTGCGGTCGTGGTGCGTTCGAAACTGCTCTGCAGTTCCGAAAATGCTCTCTTTGATGGCCTGGGGGACATTCTTCACCAGCCCCTGATGGTAGGCGTTGATAGGATGCCGTGATCGCTCAAGCTTGTTGTTGAGAAAGATTACCATCCCGGCACATCCTCGCAGCTCGGGGTCGCTGGTGCTCATGTCATCTTCCTTGATCGTCAGGTGGCAGGGGAATAGCCCGCGGCCAATGTGGATTAGCAGCTCCTCCAATTGCCACGGACCCAGCCATCCGCGCAGACTGCCCTTGCGGAACGGGCACTTGGGACACGGCGCCCGGCCCAGGAAATAGTTGTCGTGAACCCGCTCTAGCCCTTCCGGGCTCTTACGCCCTGGTTTCTGGCCCATATCTACTTCCCTTCGCCTGCCCATTCCAACCTCCATGAAGTGCGGGGTCCCAGGCTCCTGTTCAAACCAGGGACCCCGCCGCGGGGCGGCGCGAGGAGCCATGCAAACTCTAGCGCCTTCCTCCGCACCAGTCAGCCGAGACGAGAGCAGTCTGACTACCCGGCTAACCTCGCAATTCCCTCTGCTTGTGATTGGTTGTCTATTTCGCCGCCGCAGTTGCAACTGAAGGCATGAAGGTCTGCCGGCAGGATTTCAAAGAAATCCATGAGCCCCTGAATGCTGGCATTAGGAGCCAGCCCCGCGGCATTGAGCACCGGATCCCTGGTTGCGACTGTCATGGCCGTGGCAAAGTCGCCGAGGGCGGTTTGAGCAACAGTACTCTTCCGCCACGATTGCGTTTTGTTTTCCAGCATGTCGAACAAGGCAAGAACACGCGGGGTTCCCTTCACTAGCTCTGCCCAACGCAGAAGCTTGCCTCGCCGGTCCAAGACCTGTGAGCCTAATGTTTTGACTTTCTGGTGTTCCATGGCAATACCTCCTTGCCTTACTTCACTGCATATTATACCACGGTGGCATACGGAGGTATAGCTTGATTGTTGCCGCGGTACACTCACGCTCCCCTATCTCGTGAACCAGCGTCTCGACAAAACGGGGTCCCAATTGGCGCTTTGCGACTGCTGCATCGGGAGTCGGCATCCGGGAGTAATCTCCACAACGTGTGGAAATCAGGCCGCACGGTTGATCACTCCGTGGTTCGTCCGATTCCAGCCCGTGAGTGTAGTAGAGTAATGGCATTACTCATTTAGGGTCACGTAGTTCGGTTTGGCGAGCTTGATTGGCTCCGTGAACTTACCCGTTGGAAACATCTCCTTGATGTCTCTAAGGGTCCAGTTCATCCTTGGATCGGGATGGTTCGATGGCTGGGGTTTCCCGAAGTGTTGAACTACTTCGTCGCCGAATAGCGGTCTCAACGATGCCTCGCATGGTTTGTAGGGTTAAGAGATCGTCTAGCAGAGCCTGAAGCTCTTTCAGCGTTGGGCCTGGGGCCTGGGTCATTTCTTTTTATCCATTAGGACAATTTTATCCACGAATTGACTTAGAGCCTTGTTTATTTCTTCTTCACCCAGAGCCCCCATATCACGAATATCCCCATCACACTTCTGGCATATGTATAGGGCGAAGTTGAACTTTCTGCGTTCTAAATTTTCTCCAAAGATAAATCGACTGGGGTACCCTTTATTCCCGCACATTAAACAGAGGTTACTATGCCAGTTGACTGCTCTATCTTTTACTTCTTCTGGTATTGATTCAAAATTAGGGCATTGATGTATGAGCCATTGATTCTCTGGTTTGTTGTTAACGACATTGTGCTGATATACCGGGAGATCTGCAAGAACCGAGGACATCAGCTTATCTTTGCCTTCTTTCTTAGTCATAGCGTTTTACTCATATCTTGGGTGATCTTGCCGCAGCGTCTACAAACGAAGTACCACCTCATCGAGTGGCCGGGATGAAAGCCCATATCCCACTGGTGCGGGAGAACCTTGCACCACCCCGGCCAATAGATGATGCGAGCACAAATGGTGGAGCGCCCAGGTCCTGCCCCTGGAGGCGTTTCCGCCCTGTCTTTAGCACGTGGCTCGGCCACTAGCGCCCCCTCACTTACATATCGTCTAAAACGTTCCTGCTTGTAGCCATTCCGACTGTGTTGGTGTATATGAGTTCTGGTTGGAGTTCTAAAGTGTGCATATCTTCCATGATATTTCGAGCCCATGGCAAGAGCTTGGCATACCACTCCATGGGGTGCTCTGCCTTTTGTGCATCTTGGGCCAGCTTGATTATAGAGCCAAGTGTGGTGCGGAATGCAATCTTATTACTTACGGTCATTTGATCCCCCATAATGTCTTTAGCCGGTCGGACATTGGTAGCACTATCGGGCCATCCTGAAAGTCTTTGCTGCTCATATCACAGCCATTTTCGAACCAAGCCGAAAGCCAATTGTCGGTATCGTGGGCAAACAGGTGTTCGGCCACAAACTCTTCTTCAGTTACCCAGCGATAGTTGTCCAGGTTGCCGTTGGCAACTGGGATATATCTTTCAGCCGGGTGTGGCACTGCATCGCTGCCACGTTCATTTTTCAGCCGCCACCACCTTCGTAGTGACTCAATATCTTGACGTTGTACTTCGTGCATGGCTCAAACCCCTTGCTAACCCCATCCTGGTAGTATAGCATATTGATGCCCAGAGCGCAATGCTGAAAGGCAGGTCCCGCCATGTGGGAGTGGATCTTTTTCTATACCAAGTTCCAATTGTTTGATAGACTCTTTCCTACGACCGCCAGCTTTTTCCTCGATGGTCGTAGTCGAATGACCCCCGAAATCGCGCGTACACGTAAATGCCATTGGATCATTCGCGATGCGCACGGTGATCTTATGAATTGTATCTCAACCGATTGTAACGCTTGGCGCTACATCAACTCCCACCCACTAGGATGGAAGCGCATCTTTACCAAACGTCGCGGGGCGTGCGCGACCTCAGATCAGCGGAAACGGTAACACCCCAAGCCGCAACCCCGCAACCCCGCAACCTGAGCGGATCATACATTCGCCGGCAGATGAGTCTTCGGGCCTTTATTGCTAGGAACTCGGACCTGGAAGAAATCCAGTGTGGGCTCTGGCTTTCTGGCTATCAGATTATATGGGGATAGCATTCAAGGTTGTATCATATATTCCAGCGTGCTAGTTTGCACAATTACCACTACAAATAGCCAGGAGGCTGAGATGGAGCAAGTGGCATATGCGGGATCGGTCCAAACCCGCACTAAGAAGGCTCTCCCCGCAGACATTGAAATTGGCAAGCGGATGAGGGCCTATCGTGTACTCAGGAAAATGAGCCAAACGGATTTGGGGACTGCCGTTGGGGTTACGTTCCAGCAAATACAGAAATACGAAAAGGGGGTGAATCGAGTTGGGGGCGGTCGGTTACAGCTTATCGGCAATGCTCTTGGTGTCACGGTGAGCGACCTTATGGGTACTGCGAACCACACGATACCAATTGAGCATCTGGAGCTGGTGCGGGATCACCGGGTTGTCGCGCTGTTGGGAGAATGTTTTAAGATGAAGGGCGACAAGCGCCGGCGAGCCCTGTTCGCAGTTTACGCCTTGTTCAAGGTGTTTAACGAATCCTAACGGCGGTTAAATTCCCCCTAGACTTGAGCCGTTAGGTACTTGGCCCCGGGATCACTCCCGGGGTCCTTTTTGCTTCAACATTTCTTGTACTTCTGTTGTGCTCTCTTTCAATCCAACATCTTCAGTCCTAGTTTCCATCATTCCTGCAAATGTTGACGGGCCTCCTTTCTTTATTCCTTCAGCCACGGCGATAGCGTAATCTGCTGCTTTCTCTTTGCTTGGAAACGGGTAGAAGCAGGTCTGTGCCCTTACATCTTCTGGTTTCATGTCGGACCATTTTATTCCGAAGAAGACACACCATTTCCCTTCCATATTATCTTTGCCTTCTGCGATCCAGAACCAAGCCTCTGCTTTCTTATCTGGGGCGAGTAGGGAGGCCAGTGCCATCCCGTCTATAAGGGCTTTCGTTCCTTTGGTTATTAGGAGATCGATTGCATCGTCGTTCTTGAACTGTATGTACATCATCATGGCTCTATTCCTCCATCATAATATCTCGTACCAGTGGATCATGCACTGGTACGAGTTTGCAACAGAGCTGGCAATCGCCGCACTGTCTACGTTGCACGTCCATCTCCGTCTTTTATTCCTGGTAGCCGGGGCATTGTGTGTCGTGGAAACTCCGTTTTTACTATGTCTGCGATCCCGGCTAAAGCCTCCAAACTTGCAGAGCCTCTTTCGGCTAGTGGTTTGGTTGGAATGTTGAAGGCCCTGAATTGTGCCAAGATGCTTGTAGAGAGACTTGTGAAAAAGGCTTCGTAAATAGCACGATGTGATACGGCCTCATCACGTTCTTGCTTATGGCGTTCGGCAGTGGTTTCAACCATGTTTCGGTTGCTCTCCATCGCCTGAACCTTGGCTTCTAACTCAGCAATCCGTGCTCTTGCCTCCTGCAGTTCATTAGTAAGACGCCCTACTTCGGCCTGTGTACGTTGATAAACTGTTAGGCCATGTTCAACGGCTTTCATATTGTCTTCTGGTAGATTTTCGTCGCGCTTTGACATTTACGTCTCCCTTGCGCCCTTGCCCCTTGTCAAACGCAATTGGTTGTGTTATGTCTGCCTTTCACAAGTAGACGCAGTGCCCTGAGCCACGTCTACAATCGCAGGGTTTCCAAGTGGGAATCCGTGCTTCGCTCGCTCTGTTGCCTGCCCATGTATGAACAAACCCAAAGAGCCCACGCAAGAGATTCTGCCGCCCGAGCCTGATCATGCGTATAACGCGGATGATCTGAGCCCGAAGGAATTCTTGACAGCAGTGTATCGTGACAAGCGGGTCCCTTTGTCAGTACGCATGGATGCAGCAGCGAAGGTGTCTGTGTACGAACACCCGCGCCTCGCGCAAGTTAACCAAGACCTTACGGCCGGTGTCACTATACGCATAGAAGGTGGACTCCCAGAATTGCCGGGCACCAACATCATTATGCCCAAGAGTTCAGCTCCAGCGGGTGGTGTACTCCCGCCGCGAAAGGGTAACGGTTCGGGGGAACCCAGCTAAGTCGTCGGTGTTTGGTTCACATTGGCGAACCAAAATCTCTTCTGGTTCTTTTGAGAATAACCAAACAATCACTTTTGCTATCCCCACTAAGGCGTAGATCGTCCAGAGTATTAGGAGCCAGAGGAGTCTAACCGCCAGTATCAGGCCATACATGCCAACGACCATAGCTAGGAAGATGCCTAGCCAGACTGCCGCGAAAACCATTTCCTTCACCCCCGCATTAGTTGTAAAGCATAATACAGCAGTGAGCTGTGGATTGCAAACCCAGAAATACCGTTGTAATATCTGTGTGTTAAATTGGTACCAGTTCAACCAGGGAGATCAAGATGCCTTCCAAGCTTTGTGTGATTAGTTGGGAAGAAGACGATACCGAAGCTCCTCCGCCTGAGGTCTGGCCGCGTCCGCCGGAACCAGGTCAGCCGGCGCCTCCCGCTGTGGCTGTGCCACCTATTTATCTTCCGGATTACCCGACGCATCCTATCGCCCGTCCACCTCGGCCTGGGCGTCCATCTCTTCCTCCGGGGATTTGGCCGCGGCCTCCTGCCGGTGGTGGTGAAGAGCCTCCGCCTCCGTTGGTTCCTTCGCACCCAATTGAGGTGCCAGAGCCGCAGCCTCCGGCCGCTGGGACACTTCCTGTACTTCCTGGGAAGCCGGCTGTTCCAATTCATCCGATCTATCCCCCGGAAGGGTACTTTATCTTCTGGGTTCCTGGTTACGGTTTTGCGGTCGCCAAGATTGGCGATGGCGCCGGACCGCACCCCGAACCTCAAGGCCGTGCTGGTCGCCGGGGTTAATTGAACTCTGATTAGGGGGAGCTCAGGCTCCCCCTATCTCAGGAGTAGACCATGGCAAAGACTCCTAAGAATGATGTTGTTGACACTGAGTTTGAGCCTGTGCAAGAGCAAGCCACGGCTCCAGTTGCTGAATACAAGCCGGTGGCAGATTTCGTTCCGCGTGTTACTCCCCCGTCTGCGCCAGAGCCCAGAATCAGTAATCTGACTCGCGCCTCCCATGCCAGTTGGAGACGCACATTCAAGATGCTTCGTGGTTCGGGGAGACTCGCACGATGACAGCCCTTACGGTTACTGAAGCTGATCGTGGGAAAACCATTGCAACCAATGGGACATTGACCAGCATTCAGCTTCAGAAACCACCGACTGGGACATATCATCTATATTTTGGTTTGATCGACGACTCTCCAGAAGCGGGAGGAGTTTCTCTTTTTAATGCTCAAATTGCTTTACAACCTGTTCCGACTGGAACAGTCTTTCCAATGGGTGACCATGAGTTTGGTAATTTGACCGTGGTTGATATTCCGGAGGGCAGTGAGTTTCTGCTTGAGGTGACTGGTGTTCCAGAGCCTGAGCCACCAGAGCCCGAGCCACCAGAACCTCCAATCGATCCAGACCCCGACCCAGACCCTGACCCGGATCCGGACCCAGACCCAGACCCTGACCCTGACCCTGACCTGCCGACTCCTCGCAAACGAAGATAGACGGCATGACCGACTTTTCCGCTACTGTTGATGCCATGGGAGCCATTATCGCGACAGGGGGAACGCTGACTAGTGTTACACTTGTAGAGGCACCCCAGATCCCCGGCTATTGGTTCACTTTGGTGGATGTAGATGATAGCCAGGAAAATGAAACGATCTTATTCAACATTCAAACAGGATCAACTCCAATCCCCACGGGCACGGTGTTTCCGTTGTATAATACACCATTCCAGAATCTGGCGGTGAAAAGTATATCGCCAGATGCTAAGTGGGAGATCACAACTAATCCATGAATGTTCCTATATCACCCGGTACGATCTATGGCGAGAAGCTAGTTAGCCTCCCGCAATTGCATCCGGGGCAGGTTGAGGCGTTCATGGTCTCTGCGAGGTTTCGTGCTTTACGTTGTGGTCGAAGATGGGGTAAGACCGCTTTTCTCAAAACCATCGCTTGCGACTTCGCGGCCAAAGGTGCTCAGGTTGGTTGGTTTGTTCCTAATTATCGTTATGCGAGTGAAGCCTATTCCGAGAACGAGATTACCCTTGACCCGGCTATTCGGACCAGTTCTCGCAATATGGGGATCTTGCATACGACCACGGGTGGCCGTATCGAGCTATGGACCCTAGAGGATGAAAAGGCGGGTCGATCTAGGCGGTATCATCTGGTCATTATTGACGAGGCCGCGTTCACTAAAAAGAATGCAATTGATATATGGACAAAAGCGATACGACCTACCCTTCTTGATTTTAGAGGGGCCGCAATTGTCGCCTCTAACACTAATGGTATCAATGAAGACAATTTGTTTTGGCGGATTTGTAATCTTCCTGAATATGGGTTTACTGAGTATCATGCTCCTTCTCACAGCAATCCATTCCTTCCTGCAGATGAGCTTGAGCGCCTGGAGAGGGATAATCACCCTCTTGTATACGCTCAGGAGTATCTTGCTGAGTTTGTAGATTGGTCCGGTGAGGCATTCTTCTCCCTTGACAATCTGCTAACGGACGGGAAACCTGAGTCGGTTCCCGCCCGTTGCTTGTATGTCTTTGCCACTATGGATACGGCGGTTAAGACAGGTAAAGAAAACGATGGCACAGGGGTCATATATTGGGCTTATGAGAAGCTTGGAGACGAGCACTGGATTAAGATTATCGACTACGAATATCTCCAAATCGAAGGTGGAATGCTCGAGCTCTGGCTTCCTGTCGTCTATCGCAACCTCGAAGAGTATGCTGCCAAGTGTGGAGCAAGGCTCGGACACCGGGGATGTTTTATCGAGGACAAGGCCTCTGGTTCCATCCTCATCCAGCAAGCCCGGCGGAGAAATTTGCCGGTAAGTGAACTCCCACAAAAGCTGACTCAATTAGGGAAATCAGAACGAGCGATCAACGCTTCTGGTTATGTTTACAGAAAAATGGTTAAGGTTCTTGATATTGCATATGATCGTATCGTGACCTTTAAGCAGGTCACCAAAAACCATCTCCTTGGTCAAGTGCTTGGATTCCGGGTTGGGGATACTGAAGATCGGCAGGATGACCTGCTCGATTGTTTCACTTATGGGGTGGCGATCGCACTTGGCAACTATGAGGGATATTAGATGAGGAAATCTGCTTTGGTACTTGCGATAGCTTTATTCGCAACTCCTGTGTTCGCTGGTGGCGGAGGCCACGGTGGCGGTACTGGTGGAGCCGGAATGGGTGGCGGTGGAATGGGCGGAGGCGGCATGGGTGGCGGAGGCCACGGTGGAGCCGGTATGTCCGCGTCTGCTGCTCCTGGTGGTGTATCTGCTGCTGGGGTTGGAGTTGGTGGTGGCGTTGGCTCCAATGCTTGGTGGAATCGGAATGGTTCTCCCTATTGGCGTGTTCGTTCTGGTAGCGGAACATGGTGGCGTGGTGGGACAGTTGTTCGCACCAATGGTTTCGGGTGGGGTGGAAATCCTGCTTGGCAAGGTGGCTGGGGATGGAACAACAGACCGTGGGGATGGAATAATAGGCCGTGGGGATGGAATAATGGGTGGGGCTGGAACAACAGACCGTGGGGTTGGGGTGGATGGGGATGGAATGGGGACTGGAACACGGATTTCAATTTCGGATATGCTCCGTCTGATTGGGCAGCTTATCCGGGCTGTACCTGCGCGCCGCAACCGCAATACTGAACCAGCAACAGGAGGAAGGCTAAAACCATGAAAGTTCTGGCACTGGCGGCTATGACCGCATTTCTCATTTTGCCCACTTCGGGCATGGCGCAACAAAGTCCTCCACCGTCTGCCACTACTCGGCCGGCTCCGACGCATCCTCCTGATGCAACACAGCTCCCGGCTAATGGTGGCGGTCATCATGATGGTGGTGGTTGGTGGGACAGGCATCATCGCTGCCACTGGAAATGCCGGTGGAATGAGGAGAGGCATCGTCGAGTTTGTTGGCGTGTCTGTGGTGAGGGCGGTCACGGCGGCGGCCCCGAAGAGTGGTAAGATAACGTAGAGAAGCAGCACAGAAGTAGGAGGCAGAGATGGCTTCACCTCATACAGTTACCTCTGCCTCCGTTGGCTCGGTTCTTACTGCCGGGGCTGGTACGATTACTGCTCTTACTTTGAATCAGCCCACATCTACCTCTTCTGATGATTCTACTCCGCTAACTATGGTTGATCCAGAATACACCACGGTCGGCTCTGTGTCGGCCGCTGCTGTTGGGACAGGCACGGCTGGAACTGGTGTCTATCAGGTTAATGGCGGAGTCGGTGCTCCAGCGACAGTAAATGTTACATCTGCTGCTGGTGGCATTTCTGCAGTTTCTGTTGCAAATGGTGGACAGTATACGACATTCCCACCGAGCCCAGCAACGCTCACCTTCGTTTCAGGTACAGGGTCACTAACTGGTTCAACTATCAATTTGACAGAAGTTCTTCCTTCCGGAGTCCAGCCACCTTCACGTGTACTGTACTCTGCGAGTCTACGTGCATTGGCTTCTGAATATGAGCCACGGCCCGCTGTTCCTCTAACTCCGGGTGTAACTGCACCGACTTGGCCGAAAAGCCTGATGGGTGCGGCACAAACTATTTCTTTCAGTAATGGGTGTTGGGTACAGAGTTGTCCTGCGAATGTGACATTCACGGTAACGTGTTAAGATGGGTGTTGTTTCTACAACTCCAGGTAATGCCCTCCAGGATCTTCTGGTAGCCCCGGATATTATTCCGGGTGACACCATTTCGTATGAAACCTGCAAAGAAATCTATCTTTATCATCCACTTGGCGCACGTATAGTCGAGGGGCCGGTATCTCTTGCCTTATCACAGAAACGAGATATTAAGGTACCCGACAGCCCAATGGAGCATTGCGCTGATGCATTCAATGACGAATGGAAGCAGATCGGTGGCGATTATCTTGTGCATAATCTTATTACTGTTAGTCGAATTTATGGAGTGGCTTCGATCGCATTACTCGTGGACGGACTTACGAGCAATGTCCCCATTGATTACTGGGATCTACCTGAGCTTAATATCAGCTTTAACGTTCTTGACCCTCTTAATACGTCAGGTAGTCTCGTTCTAAACCAGAACCCGAATGCAATGGACTTTTTGAAGTACCGGCAGATCGCGGTTAGTGGAACAGCTTATCACCCCTCTCGATCTGTTACGGTAACGAATGAAAAGCCTATTTATCTGGGGTACACTACTTCTGCTTTTGGTTATGTTGGGAGAAGTGCTTATCAGCGTGCATTTTATCCCCTTAAATCTTATATTAAATCACTTATAGCCGACGATTTGGTGGAAACCAAGGTCGGTGTCCTGGTTGCCAAGGTCAAACAGCCGGGAAATTTTGTCGACAATATCATGTCCTGGGCCACTTCTTTCAAACGCCAGATTGTGAAAGAGGCGGAAACGGGCAATGTGATCAATGTTACCCCAGAGGAAGACATTGAATCACTTAATATGCAAAATTTGGAAGGCCCGCACGTGCTCGCACGGCGGAATATCCTTGAAAATATTGCCAATTCCGTCGATATGCCGGTAAAATTGATCACGCAAGAGTCATTTGCAGAGGGTTTTGGTGAAGGCTCTGAGGATGCGAAGGCGGTCGCACGCTATATAGACCGTATCCGAGAGACTATGGACCCGGTTTACCGTTTCTTAGACCGAATTGTTATGCACCGAGCCTGGAATGAAGACTTTTTCAAGGCCCTGAAGAAGAAATACCCGGAGAAATATGATTCTACCGGCTATAAAGAGGCCTTTTATACTTGGACGAATAGTTTTCAGGCAGTTTGGCCCTCGTATTTGCGTGAACCAGACCATGAACAGGTCAAGGTTGACGATACGAAGATGAAGGCGGCCATTTCAATCTACCAAATCCTTGAATTTAGTTTGGATCCTGAGAACAAAGCTCGGTTGATCCAGTGGATTTCTGATGCAATCACCAACAACAAGCTCCTATACTCTAGTCCTCTGAGCTTGGACTACGATAAATTGCTGAAACAGCTCAAGAAGGACCAGAAAGCTAAAGAGGACCAGCAAGCGGCTGGTATGGAGCCTGAGGATCCTCGCCCAGAAATCCCAAAAGTTAAGATGGCACGTGCGGATAGTGTTGTCCGGCTCATAGAACACATCCAAAATGCCTCAAAATAGACAAATTTCGTCTGCATTACGTTTTTTGAAGCAAAATCCCAATGTCCCTGAGAAGGGTTTGATGTATATTGGCCGGAAATTGCAAGAAACTGAAGAAAATCCCGGGGAAACACAGAAATTGTTGCGCTCTGCCTATTATTATCTGGGAAATAGACAGGGATTGAAGAAAACTCACCCTTTGATGCGGGATATCCGCCGTTTGAACAGAGCTGTAGGAGGCTAGAATGGCGCATGGGACATTTGTTGTAGATGGGACCAAAGTTGGCACTGTGATTGATGCTGCTGCCGGCCACATCACCAATATTCTTTTCACTGGTGCCCCAACGCAGTGGGAAATCCCCAATTTTGATTCAAATGGGCTCCCTAACCAGGGCTATTTCAGCTTGGTGGATAATTCTGTGACTCCACCTCGTGTGCTCTTTCAGCTTAATGGGCACGTGGGCGGCGGCCATAGTCCACATGCAACCCATCAACAAATGGCGTATTCGATTCCTTTTGGTAGTTTGTTCGTGAATTCGGTTCCCAAAGGGGCCACCTACTCGGTCACGACAACCGCATAACGGCTACTGTCACCCAGGGCCGTTATCCAGGGCGCCGGTGTCCTCAATCCCCAATCCCCTGTCCCCAAGGGCATCGGCGTCCACCTCTAGAGGTATATCATGCCTCTGACAGAAAAGGGCGAAAAGATCCTTGGCTCCATGCGTAAGCAGTATGGAGAAAAAGAAGGTGAGCGTATTTTCTATGCCAGCATCGCCGCTGGTAAGATTGTAGGAGCGCATGTATCTGAAGATGATGCGCAGCATATGGGATTCACTTCTGAGCAGGCAAAACCAATCAAAGACCTTTGTGATGCTGTGGATTCTTTATCTTCGCGTCTAGATGCGTTTGAGGCTCGCCAGCACCAGAGGAAACCTAAACAGGTGAAGCCGCGGTCCAAAGACAATATGCAACCTTCACGGCCACATCCTCCTGACCTATGACGAAGCCTCCGACCTGGATTAAGCCTCAAGTGCAATTGGTGTATGCTCCTAATCAAGCAACTACTGCAGAAGCACCTCCTTGGTTTGAAGATATTCTTCCATATACTTATCGGGCCTTTATGTCTCCAAGCGTAAGCGCAAAGACATTAGTTGGACACACATATAGAACATTCCCGGTCTTACCGCCACAAAGGCCATGACAGACGTAGCGGCTGGAATTTTGTTCAAAGCGCCGACTGGCCGGGTCTTGTTCTGCCATCGTACGGATGGGAGAGGGTGGGCGTTTCCAGGCGGCGGGAAGAAAGATCATGAGACCATTGAGCAATGTGCTGCGCGTGAATGTTACGAAGAAACTGGATACCGATCCGGTCATGCCGGAGCCTTCCTCTGTAGACGCGTTCGAGATGGTGTTGATTTCACAACATTTAGCTATGATTGCGATGATGAATTTATCCCTAAGTTTAATCACGAACACGATGCGTTTGTATGGGTTAACCCCGACTACGCCACAAGCCTCGACCTTCATCCAGGAGTGTTGGTTGCCCTTCGCAAACTCAAGGGCATGACAGAACTGGAACTGGCAGAAGCTATACGGGACGAAGAATTGGTGTCCCCGCAGTATATCGAAAATGTCGCTTTGGTGGCTATGCGTATCTCTGGTACAGGCATTTCTTATAGGCCGAAGCTCAACGAGTGGGTCTATCGTAGGGATACTGTGTATCTCACTCCTGAATTTCTTCAGCGCTGTATGGGTCTGCCGGTTATTATGGACCACCCGGATACCCAGATCCTTACATCAGAAGAATTTGCGCGCCGAATTGTTGG